CCAGTCTCGAGGAAACTCCGTTCTCAGGTGAGAACGGAAAACCTTTAATAACTTTACAGTTATTTTGGTTTCCAAATATTTCTATTTGGAAAGATCATTCTGGTCGGATCCCTTTTGGAAGGGGTGGCCCGAACGCAGAGTGGTTGATCTTAAGAAGTATATCACCACTAGAGTTGTCCAGTCCACTTTAAAGAGTGTACTGTCCAATGCTAGGAGTTTTAGTGACTTCTTAACCTGCCGTCCCTTACGGAACAGCGGGAGTTGGTTCACATGTCTAAAACACGCCTTCACAAGATCCAAATGGGTTATTAACCCTCTTCGGACTCGAAAGACGAATTAAAGAAAAGTTAGGTACCACTACCTAACTATCTGGATGTATTCATCGAGCAAACTTAATTAAAACCATGAAATGAAGAACACTAAAAATAATTTTAGCATACCTCGTTCTACTGTACTGTTTATACAGGATAGTAGACAGCGGTTTTTACATATCGGAAAATTGACCTCTTTAAAGAGATCGATTTCAGATCGTAAAACACCGCCAATCATGTTTCCTTTTAAGAATGCTTTCAGAGATAACATTCGACACGAACCAATGGTTTCGCTAGGTAATTCTTTCGAATTACTCAGACTTGCTAAGCAGTTAGGGTGAAGAGTAATCTCCGCCTGTACTGACAAACAAGTAAGCCTCTTTCGAGAACTCAAAATTTTGTATGGATTTTGCCGCTATTTATTGATCATGACTAAAAATCATGGTTCATTAACTACGGTGAAATACCTAAAATCTTGCCATCTAGCGATACAGAAGTGTATAAGTAAAGATCAGATAAAAAGCCTTAGGGCTATTGAACCTGGTCTTCCGCTACCTCGTTTAACAACCTCGCGATTACCCCGGTTTATACCGTTAAGTGATCGTAGACAAATTAAACAAGGAGATCCCTTTAGAATAAGATACTGGTTAACCTTGTATTCTCTTTATAGAGTTATACGAGTACCCGGTAAACTTAAACTAGAGACTATAACGGATCCATTTTCTGGAGATGAAAATAAATTATCACGAGGTGTTACTGATCTAAGGGAAATCTCCCAAAGAATAGCTTCACGTTTTGATAAATCCATTTTGTCTAAAGAATTTGGTTTACTTCCTCTTGAAACGGCCTCTCCGACCGCTAAGAGTTCTTGAAATGGATGATTATGAGATGTTCACGGACTTGTCCGTGAAAATCTAGATGTTCACATTTTGCAATTACTACGATCCTTCGATCAGATTAAACTTTTTTTAAGGTTTAATTTTATCAAGGAATCTCAAGTACTACCGAAATATGAACCTCTTAAGAGTGATTATCCAAGTCTTGGGCAATTAGCTATTAAGGAAGAAGCTGCAGGAAAACTAAGAGTCTTTGCATTGGTGGACGTTTGGACACAATCTGTGTTGAAACCCCTCCATGAAATGATTTTTAAGTTTCTTAAGTCACTTCCCAATGATGCCACATTTGACCAACAAGAAGCAGTTAAAAGAGCTTCTATAAAAGTGGTTAAGTATGGACAATCATTCGGTTATGATTTATCTGCAGCTACTGATAGGTTACCAATTGTCTTACAAGAAGCAGTGCTTCAACCATTAATAGGGGTTGAAGCTGCTTCTTCTTGAAGACAACTGTTGATTAACCGTGATTATAAATTACTATACCCTGATAAGTCAGGTATAGACGTAATCACTGTTAAATATGCAGTTGGTCAACCTATGGGTGCATTATCAAGTTGAGCAATGCTCGCCCTTACTCACCACTTAATCGTTCAACAGGCATACAACAACGTAAGGGGTCTTTTCCCCTATAACGAATGGTATACTGAATATGAACTTCTAGGTGATGATATAGTTTTATTTGAGAAAGATATTGCAGAGGAATACTTGTCGTTGATGAAAGGCTATGGAGTTGGTATTAATTTATCAAAATCCGTAGTATCTCATAACAAAAGTTTCGAATTTGCAAAAGTTTCTTGGATAAATGGGTTTTATGTATCCGCTATTTCTTGAAAGATGTTTATATCTCAAAATAACGCAATGGGTAGAATTAATATATTATTCCAACTATTGCCTAAAATGAATATAAAACATCCGATTCGTTACATTAAAAGAGTAACGTCTCGTAGCATCTTGGAACTTGGATCTTACAAATTTAATCTGTTAGGTCTACTTTCCATGCTTGCTAATTCAGGAAAAATAACGTTACAAGAACTTCTGAAAACATTAATGTCACCAATGGATCAACCAAAGCGTTTTTTACTTAAGGACAGTCTATTATTCATGAATGAAAAATATGCTGAAACTTTAATAACTGACATTTTGGCTGGTCGTCCTTTACATCTCAGGGCAGATAAATGAATATCTTCTGTAATGAGAATGGACGTTCCATGGTACAATATTGCTTTGCTTACTAGGATGACGAAAATAAAGTTAGACCTAGGAAGTGAAGATCAGATTCTTTTTTCGTTTACTAGCAAGCTTATTGATAGTCTCTGTGGATCGGATTTTATCCATCCTGGTTATCGTAAGATATTCTTTGAAGACATACTTTCGGGAGATGAACTCTACCCAAATGTATTAATTTTAAGGGATCATTACTGATTTTTCCAGTCATTAGCTAAAGACCTCCTAGGAAGTCTAGAGTTTTATGACACAGGTTCTACTGATAAGACTGTAGATACTCTTACAGATCTTGTTCTAACAAACGAAAAATTTGACAGACTTCTTGAAGTCTTAAAATTAGTCGATCGTTCTAACGAGAAACTTAAGGGTATCGCCTTGGCAAGAATTTCTGATAAATCCCCACTGAAAGTCTTAAAGTTCGTTAAACGGGCTGATTTCGTAAGGAATCAAGTCGTAAAACAAGAACAGGAAGGCTGATTTGTGGATAGATCAGAACAACATTTTGTGGAAGATTTACACTTCCTATTACAAAATGATGAGTCCTTGAGAAAGGTTCGTGTCCGTTATCTTTAGAAAAGGTTAAGATTGTTGTCTCTCCTATGAGAAGCAACTTATTAACATTCTTTTTTAAATATAAAGGAAGCCTTACGGTTTGGCTAATTAGGGCAGTACTCCCTTGGTAATTATGCAAATAGTTATTGAGAGGGTATCCTGATTGGTGGTCTCCGCGC